TAGATCTTCGACTCCTGGTGTATGTCGGGATTATATTAAAAAAACATTAGAACTTATAATGAATGAGTCTGAAACTGTAGTTCAAAAATATATTGCAGATATCAGAAAAGAATTTAATACATTAAAATTTGAACAAATAGCTTTTCCGCGTAGTGTTAATTTTTTAACGTGGAAAGAAACTAGTGATGGCCAAAGATATCCGGATACGTATGCTGATAAAAAGAATATATACAAAAAGGGTACACCAATTCAAGTGAAAGGTGCATTGATATATAATCATTATTTAGATAAATATAATCTCACCAAGAAATATGAATCAATTAACGATGGAGAAAAGATTAAATTTTCTTATTTAAAAAAACCAAATCCTTTACACGATATGGTTATTTCCTGTCCAGATACTTTACCTACAGAATTTAAGCTTGAAGAATATATAGATTATGAAATGCAATTCGTTAAAGGATATTTAGATCCAGTTAATGTTATTTTAAATACTATTGGTTGGAATCACGAAAAGAAAGCAACTCTTGAGGATTTTTTCAATGACTGAACCTATTAATTTAGAACCATTTGATTTTGGTTTTAGTATTGTCAACGAAGAAGAATTACAAACTGTACAACAAGTTAAGCAAGAAATTCAACAAACAACTGATGAAGCAGAATTTTGGAAAGCGCGCGCTGAACATTGGGAACATACATCAAATTTATTGTATGAACATACTATACCGCTATTAAATAATTTAGCTGCAAATGAAGAAAAAGAATACATTTATTGGCCTAACCGTACAGATAAGATTAATGCTTTTAAGTTAAAATTACTTTCTATTTTAGAAAACTAAGGAGGTATAATGCAACCTTCACTACCAATAAGCTTAATGGCTTTGGGTATGGGTATTTTGTTATCTGCAGTTGCTGGTTATTTTTCTGTTATAGGTATTGCTACAATTTTTTCAGGTGCATGGTGGTCTGTCATTATAATGGCAGGTTCTTTAGAGGCATCTAAAATTATAGCAGCTTCTTGGATATATAGAAATTGGATAATCGCACCATTATTAATGCGAATATATATGATTCTAGCTGTTATTGTTTTAGTTATAATAACATCTATGGGTATTTTTGGTTATCTATCTAAAGCACATTTAGATCAAACGATAAACCAAGGTGGAAATAATGATATACAAATTCAGTTACTTGAACGAAGAATTGAATCTGAACAAAGAAATATTAGATCTGCAGAAACCGTACTTACAAGTCTTGACCAGACAGTACAAACTCTTGTCGAGTACGATAGAATACGAGGACCTGAAGGTGCGCTTGCAGTTCGTCAATCACAAAAAGAAGAACGTGCTGAAATAGAACAATCATTAAGAAATGCACAAGAAAGAATTGATGAGTACCAAATTGAGCTTATACCTTTAAAGAAACAATCAATAGAATTAGAAGCAGAAATAGGACCATTAAAATATATTGCAGAGTTAATATATGGAGATCAAGCAAAAGATTATTTTGATGTGGCAGTTCGATGGATCATTATTTTATTGGTTTCTGTTTTTGATCCTCTGGCCATCTGTTTGTTACTAGCAGGAAATGCTGGATTAGTTCATTCTAAAAAACCTGTTATTATAGATGGAAAACACCAAATAGATGATAATAAGATTATGAAGATGGATAGTTCCACCGACGGACATAACTTAGGATTGGACGGACAAACAAAATGAGTATACTAACAGAGCTATCAAAAATAAAACAAGCAGAATCCTGGGGATCTCATATACCAGTTAATGCTGCACTATGCAGTACGTATAATATTACAGGTGTTATTGAATTAGGGTGTGGAAACTTTAGTACTAAAGTTTTTCGCAATTACGCTAATAAAGTTTTGTCAATAGAAAATGACGCATCTTGGTATGATAAAGTTAGAAAAGAATTTGGTGAAGATGAAAATAATAAATTCATACTGCACACTCTAGGCGATGGTATTCGTGTTCATACTAAAAGATGGGAGTTGACAAAAGAAAAAATAAAAGAAGTTGAAAACTATTATTCAAATTTAAATACAGATGGTTATAATTTTTTATTTGTAGATCAATACGCATCAACAAGAAGAAGCGCGCTTGATGTGTTACACCATAAATTTGATATTATAGTATATCATGATTGCCAAAATAATAATCCTACAAGACCTGGCCACACTAATCATTCTTATGAGATGGATCCTGATGTTGGAACATTTATTCCGCATGAAGATTATTTTATGATACATGATAAAACTATGACGAATGGACAATGGACAGGTATTCTTATACATAAAAATTTAATGCAGGATTTCAATGATTTTTTAGTTACGCATCAAAAAATGTGTAGTGAATTTACAAACCATAAACCATGTATGGATATAGTATATGAAAGTGGACCGAGGACTAATAATTAGAAGATTACAAGTTCCATTATCAATGGAATACGCACAAGGATGTGCTGATTCGTGCAAAGAACATGGATTAAAATATGAATTTATTGATGCTGTAGAGTTTTTAGATTGTAAAAATGCATTTAATTCTGTTGGTATAAAAATGCATAGACATTATAAAAATACAGATGGAAATTGTTGCGTCCATTCTAGTATGATTAAATGTTGGAAAAGAATTATAGAATTAGGAAAGCCATGTATTATATTAGAACACGATGCTATTATTCTTGGTGACGTAAAAACACTAGACATTCCGGACATGAGTGTTGTATCATTTGGAAATCATGTAATGGAAATAGAACATTATAAACCAATTGGTCCAGCACAAAAATTAACAGAGATAAAAAGAGGAAAAGGTTGTCACGCATATTCTATTACGCCTGCTACAGCGCAGTTTCTTATTGACGAAATAGAAGAACATGGAGTAACTCTTGGTGTAGATAAAAGATTAATGATGAAACCCACAATGCCATTATATTTGTGTGATCCTCCTCAAGCTGTAGCGTGGAATAGAAAATCTACAAATGGGTTAACGAGCGTAGACGATATACCAAGAGCACCAAGAATTAAAAATCCTAAAGAAATGGAAATAGAATCTTGGTTAGCTGGTTTACAAACAAATCATAATGCAGTATAATATACAAACTATATATTGGAGAACTACATGAGTGTATTAGATAAACTTAAGAAAAATTCAACTATTAAAGATTCTGCTTTATTAGTTGACTCTAAGTTTTTTACAGAAAAAGATATGATCCCAACATCTATTCCGGTTATCAACATTGCATTGAGTGGTAAACTAGATGGTGGTTTAACGCCTGGCCTTACAATGTGGGCTGGTCCTTCTAAACATTTTAAAACTGCATTTAGTTTATTGATGGCTAAGTCATACCTTGACAAGTATGAAGATGCAGCTTTACTTTTTTATGATTCTGAGTTTGGTACTCCGCAATCATATTTTGACTCGTTTGAAATTGATAAAGATCGAGTATTGCATACGCCTATTACTGACGTTGAGCAATTGAAATTTGATATTATGAAACAACTCGATCAACTTGATCGTGGTGAGCGAGTCATTATTGTGATCGATTCTATTGGTAACCTTGCTTCAAAGAAAGAAGTTGAAGATGCTTTGAATGAAAAGTCAGTTGCTGATATGTCGAGAGCAAAGCAAATCAAATCATTGTTCCGCATGGTTACACCACATCTTACATTAAAAGATATTCCTATGGTAGTGGTAAACCACACGTACAAAGAAATTGGTTTGTTCCCTAAAGATATTGTTGGCGGAGGAACGGGCTCCTACTACTCCGCTGATAATATTTACATCATTGGTCGTCAGCAAGAAAAAACTGGTACCGAAGTTACTGGTTATAATTTTATTATTAACGTAGAGAAATCACGCCATGTTAAAGAAAAGTCAAAAATACCTGTCAGTGTTTCTTTTGACGGTGGTATTTCTAAGTGGTCTGGTCTCTTGGATATTGCTATGGATGGCGGTTTCGTAGTAAAGCCCAGTAATGGTTGGTATTCTAGAGTGGATATATCAAGCGGGGAAGTAGAAGAAAAGAAATTTAGAATCAAAGATACTGATACTTCTGAATTTTGGAAACCCATTCTTTCTTCCAAAGAATTTCCAGAATTTGTAAAAACAAAATATCAAGTAGCACATAGCACGATTATTCGTGATAGAGAAATTAATGATTTTATTGAGGGCAATGAATGACGAATATAGACATTGAAAATTTAATCTTATCGAGTTTAATCAATGATGAAAATTATATTCGAGCATCAATACCATATATTAAAGAAGAATATTTTATAAACTTTGATCAGCGTACAATCTTCAACACAATTAGACAATATTTTGATAAGTATAATATGGCACCATCGTCTAGTGCTATAAAAATAGAATTAGATGAAGCTAATATTAATCAAGATACATATGAAAATTGTTTAAAAACACTAGAAATTATTACTACAAAAAATGATGTTGATTATGAATGGTTGATATATCAAACTGAAAAATACTGTCAGGATAAAGCAGTATATAATGCTATAATGGAAAGCATACAAATTATTGATAATAAATCTAATAATGATAAAGGTGCTATCCCACAAATATTACAAGATGCATTAGCAGTTTCTTTTGATAATCATATTGGCCATGATTTCTTAGAAGACTTTGAAGAAAGATATGACTTTTATCACAAGGTTGTAGAAAGATTACCGTTTGATCTTGAATATATGAATGAGATTACACGTGGAGGTGTACCTAGAAAAACTCTTAATATGATTTTGGCGGGTACTGGCGTAGGTAAAACATTAATGATGTGTCATTTTGCTGCATCTAATTTAATGCAGGGCAAAAATGTTTTATACATTACGTTAGAAATGGCTGAAGAAAGAATTGCAGAACGTATTGATGCTAACTTAATGAATGTTGCATTAAATGATTTGGAAACATTACCAAAAGATTCTTATTCAAAAAAATTAAATATAGTACAAAAGAAAACAAATGGTAAATTAATTGTCAAAGAATATCCTACAGCTTCAGTAGGATCTGGTCATTTTCGACATTTATTAAATGAATTAAAAATGAAGAAAAAGTTTACGCCAGATGTTATTTACATTGACTATCTTAATCTTTGTATTTCATCAAGATTAAAAATGGGATCTAATGTAAACACATATTCTTATATAAAATCTATTGCTGAAGAATTGCGTGGCCTGGCTGTAGAATACAACTTACCTATATTCAGTGCTACTCAAACAAATAGAACTGGTTTTACAAACTCTGATGTTGGACTTGAAGATACGTCTGAATCATTTGGTTTACCTGCAACTGCAGATTTTATGATAGCAGCAATATCAAATGAAGAGTTAGAATCTTTAAATCAGCTGATGATTAAACAATTAAAAAATCGTTATAACGATCCTTCATCTAATAGAAGATTTGTTATTGGTGTTGATAGATCAAAGATGAAACTATATGATGTAGAACAAAATGCTCAGCAAGGTATTGTTGATGATAAACCAGTAATGGATAACACTTCATTTGGCGAAGGATTAAAACGAGAAAAAATAGATAAAAATGTATTTGAGCTTTGGAAATGACACAATACATACAACTCAACGATGGTAAACAGATTGATGTAAGAGATTTACTTTATAAGCATATAGAAGCTGGATATATAGATGGAGAACATCTTTTATATTGTTGCTTAAGATATATGTCTGCAAGTGATATAAAAGAAATGTTGGAAATCAATCAATTAGAAAAATATTTAGATATAATTCAATAAGGAGAAATCTAAAATGGAAGGACAAGCTGTACCAAACGTGACATTTAAAACAAGAGTAAGAAGGCCAGAATTAGACGAAGAAGGGAATGAAATTCCTGGACAAGAAAATCCCTATGTATGGGAAGACGTTACTACTTCTGATATTTTTTCAAATAAACTTGTAGTAATTTTTAGTTTGCCAGGTGCATTTACTCCTACGTGTGATACTTACCAATTACCAGAATATGAACTTCATGCTCAAAATTTTCGTAATGAAGGCGTTGATGACATTTATTGCGTATCTGTAAATGATTCATTTGTAATGAATGCTTGGGCAAAAAGTAAAGGTTGTGAACGCGTTAAAATGATTCCTGATGGATCTGGATTATTTACTGAAGGTATGGGAATGCTAGTTGCAAAAGATAATCTAGGGTTTGGAAAAAGATCTTGGAGATATGCAGCAGTCATTAATAATGGAGTAGTTCAAAAAATGTTTATTGAGCCAGGCAAGCAAGATAATGCAGAAAACGATCCATTTAGTGTAACATCTGCTGCTGAAGTGTTTAAGTATCTTAGAGATTATAATGCTGTTGAATAAGCGTAATTAAATCAATAGCTTATACGCTATATATTTTTTCGGCCAATTTGTATAGAATAGCCATATAAATGAGGAAAAGATATGAAAAGAATTATTGTATTTTTAGTTAGCGTTTTTGCTATATTTGTGTGTAATCAAGCAGCAGCAATTCAAGCTGAGGTGATAAGATCACAACCTATTGAACGTAACTATTACGAACGCGTTCCTTTAGATGATGTTATTGAAGTTTGTGAAACCAATTACGTAGCACGTGGCTGGATAGAAGATAGTTCTAGAAGAGTATTTGGTAGTTCTACTGGCGCTCTTGGTTCAGCTATTGGTATTGCGATTGGCGATAAAATAGGTGATGGCCGAGGAAGATATGGCGCTATGGCTGTTGGTGCTATTCTTGGAAATAAAATTGGTAATGATATCAATGATAAAGTTGAGAACGCTACTAAAAATTGTGAGCTTAGGCCAAGTGGTAGAACTACAGTTGTTACTACCACAGTGGTCGAAGGATATAAAATTCGTGTAAGATTAAACGACGGCAGTCGTTATACTGTTACTAGACCAATTATGTATCAACCTGGTGAAATTATTGACGTACAAATAATGGGAGTACAATAATGGATTTTAGAACCTGGTTATTACAAATGTGGGAAGAACATAAATTAGAAACAGAATCTTGGGAAGGCAAACCTCCATGTTATGATGCTGCTGAGTATTTCAAAAAATACAAATGGTGGTTAAGACGTGAATATAGATATCAACAATCATGGAAGAAATAGATTATATTATTTTTGCTTGGTTAGCAGCTACTTTCATATTTAAACTAGCAATTATTTCTTTTGCAATTGGTTTATGTTTTATGGCTCTAGCTAATTTTGGCGGCTTTATTATAAAAGCTATTTTTTATGGATTTAGTGGTTTACTTTTTCTTATACTTATGGTAGTATTAATATTATGGATGATTACTTAGAAAAAAAGTGGAATAGTTTAACTGACTTTAAAGAATTCTTAGAAAAAAATAAATTAGAAGAAATATTAGATTTTTCTGGATACCAGTTAGTAACTAATAAACGCGTTTATAGTTTATATAACAGTAAGTTAGCTTATAGAAATAGATAATGAATTTATTTATCCTTGATTATTGTCCCGTGTGTGCTGCTGAACAACAGTGCGACAAACATGTACCTAAAATGATTGTCGAATCTGCTCAAATGCTTTGCACTGCTCATCGTATGCTTGATGGCTTTGAAACTAGGAAACCATCTAAGTCTGGTAAGACTATGGTAAAATACTATGAATTAGAAGATGATAGCGAAGAACTATTTTACAAAGCCGTTCATTTCAATCATCCGTGTACAGTATGGACTCGTGAAACCTTAGCTAATTACAATTGGCATTACAAACACTTCGTTGCTCTCTGCGACGAATACACTCATCGTTATGGCAAATTACATCTAACTGATCAGCTATTGCGTGAACCTCTCAAAACTCCTCCTCGTAATATACCTAGAACTCTTGGTCAAACGCCTTTTCCATTGGCAATGAAATCTAATCCGGAATGTATGTTCCCTAACGATCCTGTCAAATCTTATCGTATGTTTTATCAAACTAAGCAGCATCGCTTCAATATGGTATGGTCAAAGCGTGAAGTACCAGAATGGTTTGTGTACGTATAAATTATGCAATACATTATTGTCGATGATTTTCTATCACAAAAAGAGTTAAATGAAGCTTTAAATTTTTGTAAAACATTAAAGTTTTTCCAGGCCCCACATCAAGTTCAAAGAATAATGAGTATAGACGCAGATTTTATGTCGTCTTTAAATTCAAAAGATGAAAGAACAAGATTGGGCCAGGCTTTCAAACAGCATGATCAACGTAATGGTCTTAATAAATGGACAGAGATTAATAAATCAAAGTTGTCAAAATTTTTAAAAGCAAATAAAGAACAAGCAAACGCACAATTATATTTGTACAGATTATTTGATGAATATCAAAAAACTATATATGATTTTCTTTTTCAGCTATTACCTAAACAGTATAATGTTCCAACTACACGTATGTATATGTCTTTAGCGTCTGCTGGTTATGGATACAAATATCCTCCTCATATAGATCTTTATGTTAAAATATTATCTGTTGTGGTTTATTTGAATGACGAAAATCAAGGAACTATATTGTGTGATAAAGATGGTAACGAGATAGAAGAAATAGAATGGAAAAAAAATCGTGCATTTATATTTTTAAATAATGATGCAAATGGTTATCATAAGTATATTTCAAATAATAAAAATGAAAATAGATATACTTTAAACTTTAATATTAAAACACCTCCAAAGCGGCCGCTGGTCGATCCCTTGCCTGTATTAAATGATATTTTTATAAATATATAAAAATATTTAAGGTATTCGCATGGCCGAATATAAAGTTTTACAACACAATGATTTACGTAAACGTGGCGGCGAAAGATTAAAAATTTTTGTAGCAAAAATTAAAGACGGTACTGAGTTTTTTACAGCTAAAGGTAGCGTTATCTTTGATAAAAAACAATTTGATGGTTTATATGCTGCAATGGATATTCCTGGTTACAGCGGTTCGTTTAAAGGTAAAGTAGTTGGTGGAGGACCAGTTGTTGTTGAATATCCAAAAGAATTTTTTAAAACACCAGAATTTGGTGGCAAAGGCGCTGGTTCAGGCACAGCGGCAGAAGATTTTTATTTAACTGAATTTAAAGGTAAATTAAACGCCGTATTTGAAATTGAAAAAACATCTAGTATAAGATTAAGATGTGGTGGAAGAATTATAAATTGCGCAGGAATTATAAGTACGCCTCAAACTGGTAGACGAGCACCAAAATCTGATTTTAGTATTGTTGATGTCGATGGTAATCAAACTGGTTGGTTATCACACAAAGCTGGAAGAAAGCCAAGTGATTTTCAACAATATGGTGGATTATCAGACTCTACATTTAATAGTAGTACTGAAGTTAAGAAATTTATGAAGGATTGCGCTAAAAAATTTCCTAATGGTTTACCCCCAAAAAGTTCGGTTGCGAGATTAGTAAAAGATAATTCTATTATTACTAAATCAATTTATGGTGTTAATTATGGTGCAGCCCGCGGAATTGAAAATGTCGATGAATTCCACCAGGGAAGTATGACTCTAAAAAAGAGTGGTAAAGTTTACGAAATAAAATCTAATCATAAAGGAAAGAACGGGGATATACCTAAAAGCGGTGGATATGAATGTATTTATTTTGCTAGATATACGAGTGACCGAGGGGCACGTGTCGCTGGATTGTTTGTAGGAAATGCAAGGATTGGTGTATTTCCAGCTGGAAAAATTGTCGGAACGACACAAAGTATATAACAAAAAAGAATAAGTATATAATAAAACAGTCTAAAAAAATGGTGTACTTTTTCATAAAAATAGTGTAGAATAGTAACATGTTAAAATTTAATTCATATCTTATCGAAGCTAAAAATACTCACATGGAACATGTTGAAGATCTAATCTTCAATGAAGGAGTTAATGGAACTAGAAAAGCGATTAATTTTTTACGTGATTTACGAGATATGTTGGCCGGTCATTCTAGGACTCAAATATCACGCACTGTCAAGTGGGATGGTGCACCCGCTGTATTCGTCGGTGTGGATCCTTCGGACGGAAAATTCTTTGTTGCTAAAAAAGGCGTATTCAATAAGAATCCTAAAGTTTATAAAAGTGTTGAAGACGTTAAAGCAGATACTTCTGGAGATCTTCAGGCAAAACTAATACAAGCGTTCAATAGCTTTTCTACTTTAGGCGTTAAGTCTGGAGTTTATCAAGGCGACTTGATGTTTACCAAAGGTGATCTTAGTAAAACTAAAATTGATGGCGTAAATTATATTACGTTCCAACCTAATACTATCATGTATGCGATTCCCGCGGGAACGCCTGCAGCACGTCAATTATTAGCTGCTGATATAGGAATTGTTTGGCATACTACATATACTGGCAAATCTTTTGAAACAATGTCTGCTGCATTTGCAAAAAACATTACAAGTAAGTTTAAACAATCTCCTAAAATTTGGCAGATGGATGCCACTTATCAAGATCTTTCTGGCAATGCTACATTCACGGTAGCTGAAACAAATCAAGTAACTTCAATTTTATCTCAGGCCGGCCGCATATTTAATAAAATTCCTGCTGCATTATTAAATGAGTTTAGTACAAATGAAGAATTACATATGCGTACAAAAACATTTAATAATACGTTTGTTAGGCAACAGAAAAAAATTAATCCTAAAACTCATGCTCGTCTTTTAAGTAATTATATTATAGATTATTATAAAAAAGAAATGTCTAAGAGAAAAACACAGGCTGCTAAAGATAAGATTGCAGAAAAACAAAAACAAGCATTATCGGTATTTACTAAATATAATGCGTCTCAAATACAATTAATCTTTGAATTGATGAATCTATTGGTAGACGCTAAACAATTGATCGTAGATAAAATGAATCATGCTAGTAACATTGGTACTTTTCTTAAAACGCGCAAAGGATTTAAAGTTACTAATCAAGAAGGATTTGTTGCTATAGATCATCTTACAAATGATGCGGTGAAGATAGTAGATAGAATGGAATTTTCCTACGCTAACTTTTCACCTGAGGTGATTAAGGGTTGGGAAAAGTAGTAGGGAATAGAATGGCAAAAGAAGAAGTTGCGTTTGTCGTTGCAGGCATTCAACGAAGTGGTACTAATTTTGTTGAAGCATTAATTAAGCAAAACTTAACTGGCGGTTATAATGGCAATTGTAGAAATACATATAGAAATGGTGGATTTTGGAAACACGCTTGGGCATTAGATAGTCCAAATGGAATACCTGGACCCAATCCCAGTAACGTAGATTTTAGTTTCCAAAAGTTAGTAGATAAAATAGATAGTGGTGAATTAAAAGTATTACATCTAGTTAAGCATCCTTATGCTTGGGCTTATAGTATAACTGATAAGCAAGTCGATATCAAAAAAACATATCCTAGAGTCACTAGGAAAAATAAACAAAACCAAGAT